AGCAAATATTAGACGGTAGTATACCGCTTAATGCGCTTGGTAATCCAACATCTGTTAAAACACTTAATAAGTATATTGAGCGAAAAGCTAAAGCAGGTGAAATGTTTTCTGTTGTAGCTAAAGGTGCACCGGCTTCAGTTCGTTCAACTATTGTTTATAATGATTTGCTTAAGTTTTGGAAACTAAACACTGAACATAGTTACATTGTTCAGGGTGATAAGGTTAAGTGGATTTATCTTAAACCAAACCCATATCAAATTGAAGCTATTTCTTTCTTAGACTTTGATATGCCCGACAAAATACGTACATTCATTGATGAATATGCTGATCGCAAGAAAATTTTTGAATCAATTTTGTTAAACAAACTAGAAGGATTTTATAATGATTTGGGGTGGGTTTTAAATTTGAACCCATATCAAGAAATGTTTTTTAATTTTTAATTATGTCTAAAGTATACGGATTATTTTTTGGCGGACATGGTTACTCAACAACATTGATTGTTGATGGTGAAATCAAATACGCTATTGAAGACGAACGAATTACTCGAAAAAAAGCTGGTTATAGCTGGTTTGAGCCCCCTGTCCATTCTCTTAAAGCAATTGAAAATGCTAGTGGTATTACTCTTGAAGATGCTGACAAAATTGCTATCTGTGATCCTACTTTATTTTTTGCTAGTGTAGTTGATGATTTAGAAGTAAAAGATCCTAACCATGATATTGTATCTTTTAGAAATCGTTTAATTAAACTAAAAGATAAAATTGAGTGGGTAGGTCACCATGAATCTCATGCCTACAGTACTTATTACGTATCAGGTTTTACAGATAAAACTATGGTACTTACCTCAGATGGAGGTTCATATGATAAAGATTATGGTAGTCTTTGGTTAGGTGAAAATAGTAAAATTCACCAAGTACATAGAATTCCAATTCGCGAACAAGGTTCTATTGCTAATTTATGGTTTAACATTTGTTCTTTCTATGGTTGGAGAGGTACTAAAGATGAAGGTAAAATCATGGGTATGGCCGGTCATGGGGAATACAATGAATATCTTTATAATGCATTTAAAAGCATTATTCGATATAAAGGTAATCTTGAATTTGAAGGTGCTGAAAACGGGCCTTTAGCAATTTTTGTTTATCAACGATTGGCTGATGAAGGTTGGTTTGAAGGGCAAAAAAATAGACAGGATGTTGCCTTTAACCTACAGAAATTTACTGAAGATATTTTTATGGAGTATCTTACTGATGTAGCTAAAAAATACCCTGAACACCGAAGTTTAGCTTTATCAGGTGGTTTGTTTGCTAATGTAAAACTCAACCAAGTAATTAACGAGTCAGGACTTTATGATAGAATATTCATTTGTCCAGCTATGGGTGATGATGGTTTGAGTTTTGGGGCAGCTATTAAGGGTTCAATTACAGCTGGTGATTGGAAAGGGGTTAAACAATTAGAAAATGCTTTCCTAGGACTAGAATACACTCAAGAAGAAATTGATATTTATGCTTCTAGTTTAGGAGTTGAATCTTGGGATTTAGATTATAAAAATGTAGGTCGTTTAATTCACGAAGGCAATATTATTGCTCTATTTAATGGTCGATTTGAATTTGGTCCTAGAGCATTAGGTGCTCGTTCAGTAATGGTAAGACCTACAGATGCTGAAACTCATGAAGTACTTAATGTAAGGTTAGAACGACATGAAATTATGCCATTTGCACCCTTTGTATTAGCAGAATATGCAGATGTAGTATTTGATGTCCCTCAATCTCAACATACAGCCGAATTCATGACTATGTGTTATACCGTTAGGGATGAATGGGCTGACAAAATCCCAGCAGTAGTCCACCGAGTAGATAATACAGGACGTCCCCAAATTGTTTACAAACATAAAAACCCTGTATTTTGGAATATCTTAAATGAATACTATAAACTGTCAGGTATTCCTGTTATGTTGAATACTTCGTTTAATGGTCATGGGGAACCCATTATTAATGCTCCTGATCAAGCATTTAATCACCTTATGAGAGGTACTATTGATTATTTAGTAGCTGGAAATAAAATTTATAAGAAAAACTAATATGGCAGCCGAAATTAAAGTAGAATACAATCACTTAGAAGCGGGACCTCGAGTAATAACTTGGGGGGAAAAACCATTACTTATTTATTGGAGTAATGTTATTAATGATAAAAAAATTATGGCATATTGTGCTGAAACCGAACCAGGTTATTGGCATCAGCAATCCAGACAATGGTTTAGTAACTGGGTTGTAGAAGTATATGAATGGATTAATGGTAATATGGTTAAAGTACATCAAGATATTTTTAACCCGTATGCTAAAAAAGTTCATTTTATTCTAGATGAATTTGATTCTATTGAAAATCATATTGAGTATGTTCGTGCTTGTAAAAAGTTTATTTCTCATTGGGATCTTTCAACTTATGCTATTGAATCCCCCTATGCCCATGAGTTAAAAGAACTATATCCTGATACAACTATTGCTCATAAAATTTTAGATCCTGAAAATTGTTATGTTAACTATGTTATTAAAAAGACTCCAAGTCTTAATTATAGTTGGGAGAATTATAAAGTATGGACTAAAAATGTAGAATACGTTTTATTTAATGATCATCATCCTTTAAATCCTGAAGATCAAACCCCATATGAATTTGCCGAAAGCATTTTGTTTGGACCTGATTATTCTAAACTTAACCATTATATTCCTTATGCTTGGACTTTAAATGAAAAGGTTGTATCTTAATAAAAATAAACAGTTATGATTAATAAGAATACTATTCAATCTATTATTTCTAAATACCATTTGGGAGTAAATGAATCAGTAAAATGGTCGATTACCGACAAAAATTTAGAAATTAATTTTATGACACCTACCAAAGACGTTATTGGTAATGTCATATGTAATGATTTTAATATTGAAGATAGCCAATTAGCTATTTATGACACTAAAAAACTATCAAATTTAATTTCAATTTGTAATGGAGACCTGCTACTCGAATTAGAGAAATCAAATAAAATGTTCACTAAACTGAAAATCTCAGATATGAACTTTAATTTGACTTATGCTCTATCTGATCCATTGTTGATTGGTAAAGTAGGTACTGTAAATGTTCCTAATTATGTAGTTGAATTAGATCTAACTTCTGAAGACATTGATAATTTGATTAAAGCTAAAAGTGCTCTAGCTCAAATTGATAACATGCTTATTACTACTACTCAAAATATTGATGGAGAAACCGTTTGTGAGTTTGTATTTGGAGATACTCACGGACATAACAATAAAATCACCTACCAAATCTCAGGCAACATTACTTCAAATGATATTAAACTACCCTTTAATTCAGATATGTTTAAAACTATTCTTTATGCAAATAAAGATGCTGAAGGAGGTACATTGCAGTTAGGTGAAATGGGACTTATGTGTTTAAAGTTCCAAACAAATTCAATCTCTAGCGAATATTTTATGGTTCGTAAAGCAGAAACTGAATTTTAACATATGTATATAAGACAAGACCATGACTTTAGGGAGCAAGTTTTGTTAATGTTTAACCCGCTGATCTTTGGACAGCACAAATTTAAAATGATATGAGTACATTATTTTTAGAGCGAAATTTCGCACCGTTTGATCTGTTATTTAAAGACTTTTTTAAGTCTGAATTAAATTTCCAACCGGCTATTGAAGCCAAAATCCCCCACCCCGTAGATATTTATGAAACAGAAGAGGGACTTCATTTTGAAGTTGCCTGTACTGGTCTTACTAAAAAAGATATTGGATTAAGTATCGAAGGGGATATTCTAAAAATCTCTTATGATAAAGGAGATGAACCTATAAAGAGTTATATTCATAAAGGAATTGCTAAACGTTCCTTTAATTTAGGTTATAAAGTAGCTTCTAAATTTAGTCTTTCAAAAGCAACTGCTGAAATGGAGAATGGTCTTCTTCATATTATTGTTCCTTTTGCTGAAGAAGCCAAACCAAAAACACTTGAAATTAAGTAATTAAATCGCTCCCTAAAGCGTGGTTATGTCAAGAATATTCATTATATTCACGTTATAAATTAAAAAATATGAGTTATACAATTATTAAAGATCCTGCCATCGAGCCATTCTTTATTTCCAAAGACCAGTATTGCTATACTGTAATGGAAACCGTTACTCCTGATCCTGCTAATTTGGAAGCTGGTAGTAAGGGTAAAAATTATGAAAAACCTTTGGGACATTACTCTAATCTATCACATGCTCTTAAAAAAATTGCCAAATCCAAATTGGATATGAAGCCGGAGTATAATAGCATTATGAGTTATATCAACGAATGGCAACGTCAACAGGACGAAATGAATGCATTATTAGATAAAATTGGACTATGAAATTAGAAGCTTTGTATAACGCGGTTGTAGTTAAACCCGTTGAAATTGAAGAAACAACTTATGGCTCTATTATTGTCCCTGATATGGGAAATGAGCTAAATAAAACAGCAGAAGTAGTAGGTGTTGGTCCTGGATTTTATTCACCTGAAGGTGTATTAATCCCTACACAACTTAAATCTGGTGATATTGTAGTACTTCCTACTATGGGATTCACACGTTTTGAATTTGAAGGAACAGAATATTGGGTAGGTAAAGAAAATGAAATCCTAGCCCGCATTAACAAACCTTCAGTTACTATTGAAGAAATTATTGAACAAACAGAACCTTTTGAAAATGAGTAAAGTTATTGAATTTGGCCCGGAAGCACGAAAACAACTCGTTGCGGGTATTGATAAGTTAGCTGACGCGGTAGTGTCAACTTTAGGTCCTAACGGACGAAATGTTGTTATTTCTAACAACGATGGTTATCCCCAAAGCACCAAAGACGGTGTTACAGTTGCTAAATCTATTTCATTGAGCAATAATGTAGAAGAGGTAGGAGTTCAAATGGTTAAACAAGCTGCTATTAAGACGGCTGATAACGCAGGTGATGGTACTACAACTTCTACTTTGTTGGCTCGTGAGATGGTGAAGGCAGGTCTGCAACACTTAAATAATGGAGCTAATGCTGTAGAAATTAAGCGTGGAATTGATGCTGCTGTTAAACAAGTAGTATCTTCACTTCGTAATGAAGTAGCCGAGGAAATCTCATCTGAAGAACAACTAGAACAAATCGCTACCATTTCAGCTAACAACGATTCCGAAGTAGGTAAATTAATTGCCACTGCAATGGATAAAGTGGGACGTGATGGTATTGTTACTATCGAAGAATCTAAATCAGGTGAAACATATCTTGAAACTGTAGAAGGTATGCAGTTTGATAGAGGTTACAAATCACATTATTTTGTTACTAACAACAATACAATGTCTTCTATCTTAGACAACCCTTACATTTTGATTGCTGATGAACGATTCACACAGGTAAAAGAGTTGCTACCTGTACTCGAAGCCGTTTCAAATACTAATCGTTCACTTTTGATTATTGCTGAGGACATTGATAATGAAGCACTTGCTACACTTATTGTAAATAAAGCAAGAGGTATTATTAAAGTTTGTGCAGTTAAGGCCCCTGACTTTGGAGATCGTCGTAAATTAATCCTTGAAGATATCGCTATTATGACTGGTGGTCAAGTATTCTCAAAACAAAAGGGAATGAAACTTGATAAATTTAGTTGGGAATGGTTTGGTGAAGCAAGGAATGTCAGTGTAACTAAAGATCAAACAACTATTGTAGATGGAAAGGGAGAAATGGGAGGAATTCAAGCACGTATTGAAGAACTTCAACAACAAATCGAACAAGCGTCAACCCCGTTCGAAATCGAAAAACTCCAAGAAAGATTGGCGAAATTCGTCGGAGGAGTAGCTATTATCCACGTTGGGGGTAATACCGAAACTGAAATGAAAGAAAAGAAGGATCGTGTAGATGATGCCCTTCATGCAACTAAAGCCGCTATTGAAGAAGGTATTGTACCTGGTGGTGGTTCTGCTTTACTTTATGCTCGTGAAGCAATTAACCGTTCCAATATTGGAGCTGAAATTGTTTGGAAAGCTTGTGGTAAACCATTTGAACAAATTCTTATTAATGCCGGATTTAATTCAACTGAAGCCCAAATGGTAGGTTTACAACTTGATCCTTCTAATACTTGGCTTGGTTATAACATTAAAGAAGAAACCGTTGTAAACATGAAAGAAGCAGGTATCATTGATCCCTCTAAAGTAACACGCACTGCACTTGAAAATGCAGCCTCAGTCGCAGGAACTATTCTATTAACCGAATGTGTTGTTGTTGATGATCCTGAATCTAAGGATGAAGACAGCAACCCAATGATGGGGGGAATGTTCTAATGAAAGAAAAACAAGAATTCTTAGAATTAATTGCTAATAGAGTTCCACCTGGTGACAGGTGGACTCTAGTTGGCGACAACAAAATGCACAATTCCCTTACTGAAGCATTAGAAGCTTGGTTTGGTAAAACAGGTGAAAAAGCTGAGTTTAGATTAGCTCCTCTTCAAAGTAAACTTTATGTTATCCGTACTGAGGAAATAGAAATCAAACCTGAACCACCTAAACGTTATAATATTTACGGAGACGAAGAATGAGAGACGCAAATCGAGTAAACCATTACGACTTTTTAATGGGTTTAGAAGTTATATATAAAGAAAAAAGTTATATAATTGATGGCACTTGGCGTGTCTTTGATACAGAAGCTTTGTATATTGCCCTAAAAAAAGATGGATGCTGGTTAAATATGCCAGCTCATGAAGTTATAAAATTATTATATGAAAGAACACAGTTTGCTGGTTGAAAAATATCGTTCCAAAGTATTGGACGAGTATGTAGGTAATGAAAACATTAAAAAAACTATCGCTCAGTATTTATCACAGAACGATATTCAAAACCTAATATTCTATGGACCAGCTGGTACAGGTAAAACTACTCTTGCTAAGCTCATTGTTCGCAACCTTGATTGTGACTATCTTTACATCAATGCCTCAGACGAAAGGGGAATTGAAACAATTAGAGATAAAGTACAGGGCTTTGCTTCAGCAGCTTCGTTTAAATCGCTCAAAGTAGTTATTTTAGACGAAGCCGATTTTCTCACTATCCAGGCGCAGGCATCTCTTCGTAATGTCATTGAAACGTTCTCACGTACTACACGTTTTATCTTAACGTGTAACTACGTGGAACGTATCATTGATCCCTTACAATCACGTTGCCAAGTCCTGAAAATTGTTCCTCCATCTAAAGCCGATGTTGCAAAACACATTGCTTGGATTTTAGATACTGAAGGAACATCATATGAACTTGAAGATATTAAAACTATTACTAATCAGTTTTATCCTGATTTACGTAAGTGTCTTAATACTATTCAATTATCAACCCAAGATAATAAACTTGTAATTGATAAATCAGTACTTGTATCATCTAATTATATGACTCAAGTAATTAAAATGTTATCACAACCAAAACCAAAATTTAATGAAATTAGGCAAGTTATCGCAAACGCGAATGTACAAGACTTTGAGGAATTATATCGTTTCCTTTATGATAATGCTGGATTATATGCGTCTGGTAGTGAAGGAATGGTGGCAATCCTTGTAAACGAGTATTCATATCAAGCTAATTTTCGTATTGATAAAGAAATCAACGCCATGGCTTTGATTGCTAAATTGATTGAAGTTGCTAAACCTAAAGTATTATGAAATTTTTCTTAAAATTTCTTGTAATTTGGATTAGTCAAAACCTATCTATACCTTTTTGGATGGTAGGACATATCCACTTAATGACAACCGTTTACCAAGACATACACGAGATTATAGCCAGCTTAGGTATGAACATTATAGTATTAATTGGCTTTATTTTAGATTATAAACAAACAAAAAATGGCACAACAACCTAACCTCAATGTTAACATTGATTTAAAAAACACACAACCTGTAACATCATCAACAGGTGGAAAAGTATTTGCCGAAGGAGTAATTCTTCGTAAAGTATCTAAATTTGTAGCAGGCACAGCTGAAGACGCTATCATGCCAATCCCAGTATTTTATGATGTTCAAACTGGTGAAGTAGTTCAAGAAATGTTGCCTAAAGATTTGCGAGATGAATTCTCCCAAGACAATATTTGATTGGTTAAACGAAATTACAGTTTCTAAAACCTCTCCTGACAACTTCAGCGAAGAGTCATGGAATAACTTTAATTCTTACATGATACATAGATATTTATCTATGAGCGTAGATTACATTGATATTGTAAACTATGTTCAAAAAATGAATCCACAAAGTAAGAAACAAATTTATTCTATTTATCGAGAAATGATCCCAAAAAAGAAACTCTGGCTCAAGTACATTAAGAACGAAAACAAAAAAAATTATCAAGAATTAGCTGAATACATAGCGGAATATTTTCAATGTTCCCTTGGAGAAGCAGATCATTATATTGATATTTTGAAAGAACATGGGGTTAGAGGTATTCTATGGAATATGGGGATTGACGAAAAAGAAACAGATAAAATTATTAAAAAAGCAAAGTTATAAATTTAAATTAATTAGTTATGAAACCTATTGAAATTGAAGGTGAAATTATTGGGCACGTTGTGGCCGATAAAATGTGGACTGTTACTACTACTAACGGTTTGCCTAATTATGATCCCTCAACTGGCGATCCTAATCCTTTTGTAGTAAAAGATGAAGTTCCTGAACGCTATAATTCTCAAACAGGTGAAGAAAAAGCAGTTCGTGATTTTGAAAAAACATACCCAACATTAGCTGAAGCTTGGAAAGAAATCCAAGATGAACAATATGTTTTGTTTGCTCGCAAAATGATGGACTATGGTATTTCAAATATCTCATTAGGTTCTACTCTTGAAGAACAAGAAGATATTGAATTGTCACTCACAGGCATTTGGCTTCGTGTTAATGATAAAATTAATCGTCTAAAAAATCTATTGAAACGTAAAGGTAGAAATTATGTTACTAATGAACCTATGATTGATAG